CACCCCCGCCGATTGGCACGCTCGGCCAGGCGCTCGACGCGACCCTCGCGACGCATGACACCCAGCTCGAGGCGCTCTTCGCTGCGATCCGGGCCCTCGCTAAGCACGCCGACGACCTCGACACGCGCCTCAAGGCGCTCGAGACGCCCGCCGCGCCGGCGCCGCGCGTCATCATCCCGGGGGTCTTCGGTGTCCGCTAAGGATCGGCGCTGCACCGGGAAGGGCTGTGAAGCTCCGATCTATCGCGACAACCGCTCCGGTCTCTGCCGGAACTGCCTCAACGCGTCCCGGGCGACGCAGCCCGGGCATCGTACGGTGGCCGAGGATCGCTCGGCGATTCTCGCGAAGACCGCCGTCGACAGCCTGAAAGCCAAATACGCTGAGGCCCTGAAGACCATCGAGGGCCACGAGAAAGCGATCGAGGCGGCGAAAGTGCTCGCCGCCGGCGTCGACACCTTCACCATCAAGCCCCACGAGGGGTCCGGCACGTCGGAAGCGACCGCCGTCATCCTCGCCTCCGACTGGCACGTCGAGGAGACGGTCGGGCCCGAGGTGGGGTCCCTGAACCGCTACAACCTCGGGATCGCCGAGCGCCGGGCGACGAAGTTTTTCCAGTCGGCGCTGCGGCTGATTCGCCTCCTGCAGCAGGACGTCACGATCAACCACGTGATCCTCGCGCTGCTCTGGGACTTTATCACGAACGAGCTGCACGAGGCGGAGAGCGCCGAGACGAACGCGCTGAAACCGAACGCGGCGATCCTCTTCGCGAAGCGCCTGATCATCTCCGGGCTCCAGTTCCTGCTGGACCATTCCAAGCTGACGTTCGTCCTCCCGTGCCACTCGGGCAATCACGCGCGCACGACGAAGCGCACGCGGTTCTCCTCGGAGAACGATCACTCCCTCGAGTTCCTGATGTATCACGATCTCGCGAGCTACTTCCGGCATGAGCCGCGGCTCACGTTCCTGATTCCCGAGGGCTACCACTCTTACGTGAACGTCTACGGACAGACGCTGCGATTCCATCACGGGCACGCGATCAAATACGCGGGGGGCGTGGGCGGGATCTACATCCCGGTCCACAAGGCGCTCGCCGGCTGGAACCGCGGTCAGCGCGCGGACCTCGACCTCTTCGGGCATTTCCATCAGCAGGTCGACGGCGGCTCGTTCGTGTGCAACGGGTCCCTCATCGGCTATAACGCCTTCGCGCTCTCGATCAAGGCGGCGCTCGAGCGCCCGCAGCAGACGCTCTTACTCATCGACAAAAAGCGCGGCCGGACCTGCACGTGGAAGATCCTCGTGGAGGACAAGTAGCGTGGCGCCCACACAGAAGCCCGGACGCTCGAAGCAGAACTACGCGACGCCGGCGACCTTCATCGCGGCGGTCGGCCGCCGGTTCCGGATCTCCGCGTTCTATCGCGACCTGGCTGCGGAGCCCCTCACCGCGAAGGCCGATCGCTTCTACACGGCCGAGGACAATGCTCTCGTGCAGCCGTGGGGCCGCGACGACGGCGAGTCGATGTGGGTGACGGGCGACTGGAATTGGCTGAATCCGCCCTACGCCGACATCGAGCCCTGGGTGCGTCGGGCCTTTCAGGAGAGCGTACGGTGCAACGCGCAGACGCTCGTCCTGATCCCCGCCTCGGTCGGCGCGAACTACTGGCGCGATTGGGTGGACGGGAAGGCGCGCGTGCTGCTCCTCAACGGGCGACTGGCGTTTATCCCCGAGCAGCCGAAAGCGTGGTACCCGAAGGACTGTGCGCTCCTCGTCTACGGGCAGAGCGTGCCGCCGGGTTATGAGGTGTGGAGCTGGCGGGGTTGACATGCTCGAGTGGCTGAACCAGCTCGCGCAGTACCTCGGTCGACTCTTCCCGCGCCTCCTGATCGTCGAGGTGCGCGAGGGGTTCGTGAAGTACGTCCGTGGCGCGCGGGCCGTCGAGCTGAAGCCCGGCCTGCACTGGTACTGGCCGATCACGACGGCCGTCGACTCGTATCCCGTGGTGCGGCAGACCGACCAGCTCCTCGCGCAGACCATCGAGTCGAAGGACGGCGTTACGTTCGTCGCACAGGGCATCGTGGTCTACGACGTCCCCGACGTCCTGAAACTCTTGACGCTCTGCCAGCACGCGATCAAGCTCGTGCAGGATATTTCGGCGACCGAGGTGCATGCCGTGCTCTGTCAGTTCACGTGGTCGGAGCTGAAGCGCGAGCAGGAGAAGGGCACGCTCGACACAAAGTTGAAAAACGCGGTGCGCAAGCCCCTCGAGGAATACGGCGTCCGGGTAATCAAGTGCATGCTGACCGATCTCGCGCGCGTGCGGGTGCTCAAGCACCTGCTGCAGACGCAAAAGGAACCCGAATGAAAGTCATCCTAATCGATCTCGACGGCGTGCTGTGTGACTTCAACCGCGGCTACCAGCGGCGCCTCGCGCAGATCGCCGCACGCATGCCGATGCCGTCCTACGTTGAGCCCACCTGCTGGAACTACGCGGGCACCCTCGGCTACACGACAGACGAGGATCGCGCGACGTGGAAGTCCATTCGCGAAGACGGGCTGTTTTGGTATGGCCTGCGTCCCCTGCCCGAAGCCCCGGCGTTTCTCTCGCGGCTCCAGCAGCGCAGCCGGCGGGTGGAGGAGATCTACTTCGTCACGACGCGCGTCGGCATGACTGCGAAGCATCAGTCCGAGCAATGGCTCGGCGAGCAGGGCTATCCGAACCCGACCGTCATCGTCACGAAGGGCGACTACAAAGGCGAGGTCGCAAAGGCGCTGAAGGCGACACACGCGATCGACGACAAGCCCGAGAACTGTTTCGCGATCAAGGCGGCGCGGCCCGACTGCGACGTCGCGCTGCTCTCCGCCCTCTATAACCAGCCGTTCCACGAGGAGGCCGCGGCCCTCGGGGTCCGTATTGTGCATTCGCCGCTGCAGTTTCTGGACACCCTCTGATGCTCCCCACGAATCCCGCCGACCGTAAGCAGCGCCCCATCGGCACGGGCGTGCTCGACTACTTCCCTGACGCGCTCGCCGCGGTCGCGTACTGCAGCTTCAAGGGGAACGAACAGCACAACCCCGGCGAACCGCTCCATTGGGCCCGGGAGAAGTCGACCGACGAGGCCGATGCACTGATCCGCCACTTCCTCGAGCGCGGGATGATCGACTCGGACGGCGTGCGACACTCGGCGAAACTCGCCTGGCGCGCGCTCGCCCTGCTCCAGAAGGAAATCGAAGCCGAGGCCGCCCTCTTCAAAGAGCGCACATGATCCACCTCAGCGAGCCGGCGTTCCTCGGTCGAGAAATCGAGTACGTCACCGATGCGCTGTCGCGCCGGGCCCTGAGCCATGGGGACTACGTCGAGCGCTTCGAGCGCGCGTTTGCGGAGGCGTGCGACGTGCGCCATGCGATTGCCGTCGATCACGGGACCTCGGCGCTCTTCGCCGCGCTCCTCGCGCTCGACGTGCGGCCCGGGGATGAAGTGATCGTCCCCGCGCTGACCTACGCGGCGACCGCGTTCGCCGTGACGATGTGCGGCGCGACGCCGGTCATCGTCGACGTCTACCCGGAGACGTGGACGATCAATTGGAGAGCGGTCGCGAACGCCATCACGCCGCGCACCGTCGCGATCATCCCCGTGCATCTCTACGGTGTGCCGGCGATTGGACCGCAACGGTCCTTTCTCGACATCCCCGTTCTCGAGGACGCGGCTGAAGCCCACGGCGCGATGGTCCGAGGGTTTCCGGTGGGATCGCTGGGGACGGCCGGGGCGTTCAGCTTCTACGGCAACAAGATCCTCACGACCGGCGAGGGCGGCGTGGTCACGACGAACGACGACCGGATCGCTGACCGCGTCCGCGTCCTCCGTCGCCAGGGCATGAGCCTCACGCGGCGCTACTACCACCCCGACGTCGGCTACAACCTCCGGATGACGAACCTGCAGGGGGCCCTCGGCCTCGCGCAAGTCGAGACCTGGGCCGAGCACCTCGAGCTGCGCCGCGCGCTCTACGCCCGGTATCTCGCGGCCCTCGGCCCCTCGCAGATCGCCCCGCCCGACGCCGCCCCGTGGGTGTTCCCGGTCCTTGTCGAGGATCGGGACCGGGTCGTCGCCGGGATGGAGGCGGCCGGTATCGAGACGCGGCCCGTGTTCGTCCCCCTAAACGAGCAGCCGGTCTTCGCCGGCGGCCGGCCGGACCCCTGCCCCGTCGCCGAACGCCTGTCGCGCGAGGGCCTGCTCCTCCCGCTGCACGCTGGTTTGTCCTTTGCAGACGTCGATCGCGTGTGTGAGGTGATCCCCTAATGGACTACAGCGACCAGCACGCGAATCTCGTCCGGATGCTTGAAGAGCAGGAGAGGTTCCACGCCAATGACATTCGGCTGCTGAAAGAGCAAGAGAGGGTCCGAGAGGCTCCGCCGGACCCCTTCGTGATTCACGAGCCGACGATCATCACGGGCGACCGGAGCCGGCTCCGCATCGATCATCATTCCCGCATCGACAGCTTCTGCAAGATCGAGGTCGGCGAGGGGGTGTGGATCGGCTCGCACGTGCATATCGCGAGCTTCTGCCATCTGAACATCGGGGGTGGCAAACTTAGCATGCAGCGCGGCTCGTGCTGCGCGTCGGGCGTCAAGCTGATCACCGGCTCGAACGTCCCCGAGGCGCCGAGCATGTCCGCGTGCGAAACCCCCACGCGCCAGTGGGCCGAACGCGGGGCGATCTACATCGAGCACGATGCCGCCATTCTCGCCGGCGCGATCGTCCTGCCCAACTGCTGCATCGGGAAGGGCGCGCGCGTGGCCGCCGGCGCCGTCGTCAAAGCAGGGACGGTCATCGGCGCCGGGGAGATCTGGGCGGGTGTGCCGGCGAGGCGCGTGAAGTGACCGTCGCGCTGCTCTCCTGTTTCCGGAACTCGAACGCGCGCGGGCACCTCGTTCACTGGCACACGCAGTGCCTCGAGCTACAACAGGCCTTGGCCGATCGTGGCGACGTCCTCCGCCTCATCGCCTCCGAGGGGGATTCGACCGATAACACGCTCGGCCAGTTGCAGGGCCTTCGAGACCTCGGCCGCGTGCCGATCGAGATCGTCGATGGTTCGCACGGGGGCCCGGACTACGGCGCGACGACGGCGCCCGAGCGCATGACGCAGTTCGCCCACGCGGCGAACCAGGCGTACCACGCGGTGTGCCCGACCGACGACGTCGTGATCAACGTCGAGAGCGATCTCCGGTGGGACGCTGCAACGATGCTCAAGTTGATCGACGATCTGCAGACGGTCGACGTCGTGGCCCCAGCCGTCTTCCTCGGTGATCGGTTCTACGACACGTGGGCCTTCCGCAAGAATAACCTCGCGTTCCGCCGGTACCCGCCCTATCACCGGGACCTGAACCCGAGAGGCCTGACGCCCATGGACTCGGTCGGATCGTGTCTCGTGATGATAGGCGACGTCGCACGATGGTGTCGCGTCTCGCCCGTCGACGCCGTGCTGGGGTTCTGCCGCCAGGCCCGCGCATTCGGCTTCCACATTGCCGTCGACTGGCGGCTGAAGATTCACCATCCATGACCCAACCAAAAATCTTGATCATCGGCGACGCCGTCGCCCCGACCGGGTTCGCGCGCTGGACCCACAACATCGCCAAGCGACTCATCGCCCGCGGGTGGGACCTCTCGGTGCTGGGGATCAACGCCTACGGCGATCCGCACCCCTACGACTATCCGATCTACCCCGCCTCTCTCGGCGGGGATAAGTTCGGCATCCATCGCACGGCGACGCTCGTCACGGCGCTGAAACCGGACGTCGTGCTGATCCAAAACGACGCGTGGAACGTGCCGTTCTACCTCCGCGAGATTCGCCAGGTCGCACTCTATCGAGGCCCCGTGATCGCGTTCTGCCCGCCCGACGCGCCGAACCAGCCCGCCGGGGAGCAGATCAACGACCTCGCCTGTCTCGTGTCGCCAACACAGTTCGGGATCGACGAGCTGCGCGCGGGCGGCTACTACGGGGAGACCGCGATCATCCCCTACGGCATCGACCTCGAACTGTACGCGCCGATGGACCGGCGCGAGGCGCGGCTCTCCCTCGGCTTCGACGAGCGCCAGCTCGACGCGTTCGTGGTCGGCCGCGCCGATCGCAACGCCCCGCGCAAGCGCTACGATCTGTCGACGGAGATTTTCGCGGAATGGTGGAAGGGCGCCGGCAAGCCTGACGACGCGTTCCTCTATTACCACTGCGCGCTCCACGACATCGGATGGGACCTGATGCAGATCGCGCGCTACTTCGGCCTCTCGAAACGCGTCCTGACGACGCGCGCCGACCTGCACCCGAGTCTCCTGATGCCCGAGGTCGTGCTGCGCCGGGTCTACAATAGCTGGGATCTGCACTTCTCGACGACACTCGGCGAGGGGTTCGGGCTGACCGCCCTCGAGAGTGCGGCGTGCGGCGTGGCGCAGCAGCTCCCGCGCTGGTCGGCGTATGGGGAACTGTGGCACGAGGCCGCCGTGCTGATTCCGATCACACGACGGCTCGCGACCGCGGGCGAGGGCATGAACGCGACGATGGGCGGCCTCCTCGATCCGGACGCCGCGCTGAAGGGTCTCGACATGTTCTACCGCAGCCGCACCACGCGGCGGACCTTTGGGAACCTGGCGTTCTCGAGGGCGACCGATCCCCGGTTCGCCTGGGACGGGATCGCGAACCAGTGGGACGCACTCCTCCGGAGGGAATTGTGATGATCGAAGAGCCTATCGTCGTGCCGATGATACGCCGCCTCATGTTCGGCTTTCCCGAGACGCGGCCGGACCAAGGCGCGGCGTTTGTCGGCGAGGGGTTCGAGGTCGACGAACGGAAGGGCGACTCGGTGGAGGCCCTCAGCGATGGGACCTACCGGATCGTCAAGCAGATCTACAAGACGACGCTGAAGACCGGGGTCGACAAAAAGCAGGTCCAGACGCTCGTCGCCACGGGCCGCTTCAAGACCATCACGATCCGGCCCGTCTATCTGTGGGTGGAAGAGGAAGCGAATCCGGCGCCGGTCGACTAGCCCCGTTCGATGACGCGGTCGATCTTCCGGTCGACCGAGCGCAAGAGTGTCTTGACCTCGTTGATCGACTCCGTCGTCGTCTTCTGCTCACTCTCGAGGACCGCAATGCGTGTCGACGTGCGGCCCGCCCACAGCAGGGTGCCGGCCACCCATCCCATCAGTACAGCCATCACGCCTCCCTGCACGAGCACATTTCCGAGGACGCTCATGATTACCCTCCGCCGAGCGCACGACGGCGCCGTATCCCTTGTTCAGCCGTGAACCGCGCGCGTTGGATCGTGCGAGCGATGTAATCGCGGGCCACATCCTCGTCCAATGAGCCCCACTGTGGGCGATTGAACAGGTCCTCGAGCGCGACCCGCGTCGCGCGCCCGATGGTCTGCCGTTCGTCTTCCGTCAAGTCGATCTTCGGCAGGTGCTTCGTCTTCGGGAGATCTTTTGGCGGGAGCCCGAGCTTGTCGTAGCCCACCCGCGTGAGTTCTTTCCCGAGCGCCTCGTCCGTCTCGGGGCTGTAGGGCACCGAGCTGAACCCTCGATTGAAAGGACCTCCGGGGCGCGTCACGGGTTCCCCAAAGCGGTCCAGCCGCGCCGGGACCTGCTGCGAGACGCCCGGGATGATCGACTTCACGCTGTCGACGACGCCCTTCGGATCACGAACGGTCGGATCGACAGCCTGCGCGACGTTCCGCATCATCCCCGACGCCGGCACGGCGCCCTGCGCCAGGCGCGTGGCCCACTTCTCCCCGTACCGGCCAGGGTCTGAGAGCGCGCTGTTGAGGTCCGCGAGGCCCGACAGGAACGACTGCTCGAGGAGCGCGCCGCCGGCCTGCGCGAGGAGGACCGCCGGGTTCGGGGGCGTCTTGTTCTCGAGGTAGGACTCTGCCGCGTTCGCCACGGTGAAGAGGACCTGTGAGAGGGGCTGCGCGGCGTTCGCGTAGTCGATCCAGTCCTTCCCCAGCTTGACGCTCGTGGGCCGCCAGCCGCTCTCCATGAGCGCGGCACGCTTCGCCGGGTCCTGGGGCCCGTTGCCGCTCACGTGGCCCTGGGCGGCCCAATAGGCGAGCGCTGAGAGGGCCGCGGTGCCCGTCAGGACGCGCCCCATGGCCTGCGACTCCTCGCGGCCCCCGGCCTTGATGAGGGCCCGGAACTGCGCCGTGGCCGGGGCAAACGGAGACGCTTCGATGCCCTGCCGGAGGATGCTGGCGGGGATCTTCACGAACGGGACAATGAAGTCGAGGAATGGCGCGGCTTTCTTCAGGTTCATCACGGCCGCGACGATCTTCCCCGGGTCCTCCATGTGCACGACGCGATCGGCCAGCGCGGTGGCGCCCTGCACGGCGTCGTCCGGCGGCTGGATCTTCCACTCCGCGAGCTTCGTCGTGACAAAGTCGCCGAGCTTCGCGCCCGTCAGGCCTTCCTTCAGGGCCAGGCCCTTAGCGCGCGCGAAGAGCCGCGCGTTCAGCTCCTGATGGTAGGCGATCGTCTGGAAGAACTGCGTGACGGCCTGCAGGTTCCGCGAGGGCCAGTTCAGGGGGTTGGCGCCGCCTCCCGGGATCTCCGGCCGCGGCACGTCGAACACCTGCAGTTGATGCGGGGTGTAGCCGTTTTGCAGCGTGAACAGATAGTCGTCGAACCCCTGCTTCAGGCCCGTGAGCGTCCCGTACGCGCGCGGCGCGATCTCGCTGGCGAACATCGTGCGGTTGCCGGGGTGCCTCACGGCGTCGTAGGCGACGGCCGCCGGCTGCGAGAGGTTCTCGAACGTCAGGTTCGCGAGGTCGCCGATCGTCTTCCGGAGGTGGGTCTTCACGCCGCTGAGGATATTGGCGTAGTACACCGACCGCGCGAGACTCCCGATCGTCTGCGTCTGGTTCTTTCGGAGAAAGTCGAGCTTCGCCTGATCGGTCGGGAGCTGCGCCCACTGTTTCGCGAACGCGTCGAGGTCGTTCCGGAACGCCGGATCTTTCATCGCCTGCTGAATGGCGATCGTGTCCTGGCTGTTCAGGAGCTGCACGGCCTGCTTGTGCGCGTTCAGCGCGCGGCCGGTCTCGGCGCGTGCGCCGAGGAAACTCGCGGTCTGGGCGATCTGCTCCTGATGGGCGGCGACGAGCGCCAGGCGATCGGCGTCCGACGCCGAGCCGTCTGCGACCTTCGCGGCGAGGTCATTGATCTTGTCCTGCACGGTCGCGACCGCGCGCGCGTACGCGACCGTCTCCTCGGCGTTCAAAGCGGTGCCCTTCGGGAGGGCCTGTGTCGACTGCGTCTGAATATAGTCGGCGAGCGCCTGCGTGCGGGCGTTCGGCTGCACGCCGCGGCGCTGCGCTTCGAAGTTGTTGTTATCGGCAATGACCTTCGCGAGCGGCTCCTGCACCGGCTCCGGCATCTTCGAGATCATCGTGCCCTGCCCGGCGATGCGCTCGGCGGTCAGGGGCTGCTGCTCGGGGATCTTCTGGCCGGAGACCTGCGCCGCCGCCTCGATCGATCGGATCGAGGGCTGCGTCGGCTTCGTCTCGCTGTTCGCGACAGGAGGCACGTCGGCCACCGGCGAGGGCTCGACCTTCGGCCCGATCGTCTCCGACGACGGATAGACAATCGCTTGCACGCTGTCCTCGCCGCGCGCACCGGCCGCCACCACGCGATGCGTGCCATCACCGAGCAGGTAATTGCCGTTCGGATCTTTGATCGCGATCGGCATCCCGGCCCGTTCCGAACTCGGCATCTTGCCGTAGACGCCGGCCGGTAGCTCCGTCCGATCCTCGGGCGTCGACTGCGACGCGTAGTCTTTCGCCGTCCGCGCGGTGATCGTGTCCTGCGTCGCCGTGATCTTATTGAGCGGCACGCGCTCGAGGGTGGGCGTGTTGTAGTCGACACCCCCGACGACCGCATCCTCGTTCGCCTTGTCCGCGACCGGGAACGGCACTTTTTTGTAGCCGGGCGTGCCGCCATCCGGCAATTCGTCGATGCGGTCAGCGGGAGAGGGTTCAGGAGGAGCTGCCGCTTCAGGGCCAGTCTGCTGCGGCACCGACGCCTGCTCCTCCTGAATCTGGCGGGCCGCGACGCGAACGGGGTCCAGCTCCGCGGCCTTTTTCAGAATCTGTGGGTCCTCGGCGACCATCTGTTTGATGGTGTCCGCCGGGGCTTGCGTCATCGTGTTGATCGGCTGATTCCGCCGATCGACGCCAGTCGGACTCTCACCGGCGGCGACGCGACGCTCCGGGCCCGCGTATTCGATGGGCGTCATGGCGTCAGGCCCGAGGGCCGGATCGTTGACCGGCTGCAGGTTCGATGCGTCCTCGACCTTCGCGATGTGGAGAGGTTCGACCGCAGCCGCTTCACTGATGGGGCCCTCGGCGGCCGGCCCGCGCGTTTGGAGTTCGTGCGCACCGGCGCCGAGCACGCCACCCAGCACGCCCGCACCGAGGGTTCCGGCGACCGTGGGCATCCGGTCTTCCGACAGGTCCGTGGCGGCCGATCCGACCGCGCCGAGGCCCGCGCCCATGGCGGCGTGCGCAAGCGGGCCCGCCTCGGGACCGAAGCCGGGGACGGCACTCAGCGCGCCGCCCAGCACGATCTGCTTCGGGCTGATCGCCTTCCGCAGGCCGCGCCACTTCTCGTAGCCCTCGGCGGCCGTCTCGCCCGCCGCGCCTCCGGCCGCGCCGCCGGCGGCACCGGTGAGCACGGCGCCCGGGCCTGTGGGGAGGCCGGCCGCGGCGCCGAGGGTGGCGCCTCCGGCCGCGCCGCCGATGCGCAGGGCGGCAGGGATGGCCGTGTCGGCCACGTTGACGGCGCCCTCCTCCGCGCCCTGGCCGAAGCCCTTGAGCGTCGCGGAGGGTTCAGAGACGAGGAGCTTCGCGACGTCCGGAATCGCCTTGGCGGCTTCCCAGGCGCGCGAAAACCACGAGGGTTGAGGCGTCGCGTCCTCCACGCTTTTGATCGCAAGCGGAGACGCGTCCTCGACGCTGACGATCGACAGGGGGCGCTCGCCCATTACTGCACCTGCGAGACGCTACCGTTGGGGAGCTTCAGCCACTTCGTCCCGTCGCTGAGGGTCGTGACCTTCCCGCCGGGCACGTTGGCGAGGAGCTTCGAGACCTGATCGGCGCGCTCGCCGGGCGAGCCGGGCGGGGGCGGGTTCGCGCCTGGAACACCGACGCCGCTGGGGGTCGCGTTCGCCTGGGGCTTCGGCGTGATCCCCGGCGCGCCGCCGCCCATAGCGAAGCCCTGCCGCTGGCCCGTCAAGGGGTCCTGCGGGAATGACTTCATCATGTAGGCTTTGACCGCGCCAGCGTCGAGGCCAGGATGCACGGCCTTCAGCTTGCCCCAATTCTGCGAGACTTCCTGATACGCGTCATTGAGTGAGTACGGCGCGGGGTTGCCCTTCGCGTCGACGCCCTTCGTCTTTGTCAGGAAGTCGTCGAGGTAGTTCACGACGCCCTGCGGCAGGTTCGGGTTGTCCTTCGGCGGCTTCGGAGCCGCTTCGGGCTTCGGCAGATGGATCACTTCCGTATTCGCGTCGACAGTCGGTCCTTGCCGTGTCGTGCCGTCCGCACCGACGAACAACGTCGGTTTGGTCGTCGGCTTCGGATTCAGCAGCGTCGGACTGACGTGATGCTGATCGAGGGTAAACGCGGCCTTCTGCCGGTCCTGCGGGCTCGCGTTCGGGTCCGTGAACGTGTTCAGCGCGTCGTGCACTTCCTTCTCGGCAGCATCCGCTCGGCGCTGCGTATCCTGACGAATCGCGACGCCGGCCTGGCGATCCTGTTCGCGCTCGCCGAACTCCTGGCGGCGCAGATCCATGTCCTGCCCGCGCAGCCCCAGCTCCGACTGGCGATAGGCTTCGTTCTGCTGATCGAGCTGGGCCTGTCGCGCGAGCTGCTGATCGCGGATCTGTTTCGCCTCGCGGTCGGCGAGGAACTGATGCAGCTCGTCCTGCCCCGCGGCGAACGGACTGACGAGGGGGTTCACTGGCCGTCCCCTTCGTCATCGGCCGGTGTATAGGGGTTCATGTAGTTCGGGACCATCGCGAGGGACAAGGGCCGCGAGGGGAGTGCCCCGATGCCTGTCATGTCGATCGCGTTCGAGACGATGCCCGACGCATTCGGATCGCCACTCCCTCGGGGTCCTCCGGGCATCGCCGCGCCAATGGCCGACAAGCCGAGACCTGTCGCACCGAGAATGTTCGTGCCGAGGCCGACGCCCTTGATCGGCGTCGGCTGGAACGCCGGCGCGAGCGGCGCCAGCGCCGTGTGTTTCGGCCCGTTCATCAGGGACTGCAGCGCCTGGTTGTTCAAGAGGGCCGCCGCCTCGTGACCCTCGGGGCCGAGCATCGACGGCCGCGGACTGCCCGAGAACGACACGTTGGAGACGCCCTGTGGACGATTCAGCGACACATCCCCCTGATGGAGGGCGAGGGCGGATCTCAGGGCTTTCGTGTACGCGTCGCTTTGCGCCGTGCGATCGGCGGCCTGCTGTTGCAGCTCGAGTTGCGCGCGGGCTTCCTGCGCATTCTCGTTCTGCCCCTGGCCGGCCAGACGGAGTTGATCCGCTGAGAAGTTGTTGGCGTTTTGCGCCGAGGTGTTCTGCGCGCCGGCCTTCGACATGCCGCCGGCAATCGCGCCGCTCGCCTCGAGGCCGGCCTTGACCGCGTCCTTCGCCAGCGATCCGCCGGGAATGAGTGAGGCGCCGACGTCCGCGATGCCGTTCAGCAGTGATCCCCAAAAGCCCATGACGTCTCTCCGTTAGAAGCTGTTCTGCAGCGCCTGGTTGTTCCAGTACGCCTCGTCGTTCGCGTAATTCAGGCCGAGCGCGTTCGCCTGCTGCTGATTGTTCAACAGCGTCGACAGGTAGCCGAGGTTCAACTGGCCCGTGCCGAGCTGCTTGTTGATCGCCTGCTGGTTAGCGGCCGTGCCCGCCTCGGTGTTGATCCCGTACATCTGCGTCTGCTGCGTCAGCTTTGCGAGTTCCTCTTCGAGGGCTTGCTTCTGATCCTGCGTGATGGCTCCGGAGAGGCCGCTCAGGGCATCCTGCACCTGCTGGCGGCGGGCGTTGATCTCGTTGCCCACGAGCTGCGCCGCGAAGCCGCCCTCTTGCTGGCCCGCCTGCTCGCCCGCGTAGCGCTGCTCGTTGTTCATCTGGCCCGAGGACCCCAGGCCTTTCGCCGCGAGCTGCTCCGCTTGCCCGGAGAGATAGCTGTTCTTCTGACGCTCGATAGCGGCGTTGTACGGATCGGTCTGCGCCTTGATCGCCGGATCGTTCGTCGTGACCGCGGTCGGGTCCTGCGTCGCCTGCGCGAGGTACGTGTTCCGGACGACGTCCTGCGTGCCCTGGTTCGCTGTGGGACCCGTGGGCGCTCCGCCGGGCGTCTGCGAGTAGGTCGAGGCGTTGCTCGCCTGTTGCTGCACGTTCGTCGCGGCGGGAGGCGGCGGGGCGGCGGGAGAGGCCGGGGCCGCCGGGGCCGCCGGCTGGGCCGGGTTCGGAATCCCGTTCTTCGCGTTGTAGTCAGCCCACTGCTGATCGGTCCAGTTGTTCGTGTTCCCGTAATCGACGCCTTCCTTGCCGACGCCGTTCACGCCCCATGAGAAGTTTTGATTCGCCATGGATGCCTCTTACCCGCGCATCTGCGCGAGGAGCGCCTGCTGATCGAAGTCGCCGTTCGGCGACTGTCCGAGGAGCTTCTGCACGGCCGCCTGCAGCGCGCTCGTCGTGTCGCTGGTCATCGGCACGAGGGACCCCGGGAGACTGCCTGCGAGCGAGGACGTTTGCGGCGCTGACGGCGCCTGCGGGCCGCCTCCGCCACTCGCGCCAGACTTCAGCGCGTCGCCGTAGTCGCCGGGGCCAGCCTTGTCCTGTCCGACGCCACGAATATCTTTGTCGAGGCGATCAGCGAGGTACACCGTGTCGCCGTTCGAGTTTTTCACGGCGTCGTTCGCCCAATAGGCCGAGTCGCCGAAACCGGAGCCCTGGCCCCCGAGCTTGTAGTTGTCTTTGCGATAGACGCTCGCGAGCCAGTCCGGCAGACCGGCGTAAGGGTCGGGTCCTGATGCGGCGCTCGCTGCGGCCGGGGCGTCTTTCGCAACGCCGGCGACGAGATCGGTGAGCGCCCCCTGCGGATCGGTGCCTGCGGTCTTACCCGCGTCGCCGGCCTGCTGCGTCGGTTGAGCGCCGCCGGCCGCGCCGGGCGAGATACCGTTATCGAGGAAGTATTTGACCGCGGTCTGGCCGGGCTGATCGTTGGGCGTGAAGGTCTGATCCATGCGGCTCCTCGAGTCGAACAAACGGTTCGTCGTACGAGTAGGACAACACGCGATAGTCTCGCAGCGTCTCCGGTGGATTCCGCACGACTTGCGCAATCACGAGGTCGGGCTGCTCTCGGGCCAGCAACATGCGTGCTGCGTCCGAGGTGCAGTCGACCTCCTCGACATGATCGAGTCGAGTCCGGGCCGCCGCCGCGCGCGCCGGATCGGCTTCGATGCCGACACGACGCTTCGCGGGAATCTTCGACGCGAGTGTCCCGTCCCCACATCCGAGATCGACAATCGTCTCGTAGGGACCGCCAGCACGAGAGAGAAGAGGGGCGTGGGCCGCCTGCATCGCTGCCAAGCTGGCGAACCCGTTATGGTGAGGGTTAGACCGGGCGACGACACGCAGCGGCGTCGCCTGTCGCGTGGTTCGGTGGGGAAACCGTGCCCCCGCCGCACCTTCCACAGGATAACCTGGACCCCGGAAATTGACAACCAGGCGCGTCGCCGTCGCATCGGTTGGCACAACCGTTCGGGTGATCGGCGTACGTAGCTCTGCCAGACCGTGCAGGGCCGTCCACTCGACCGGCCAGGACAGGATCTCAGCCAGCCAGCGCCCCTCGTCCGGCCACCGGCGGTGCCACAGGGCCAGCATTTGCGTCTGCAAGGCAAGAGACGCCTCGCAGGCAAACGAGCACGGGAGGTGCGAGACCGCCCGGACCCCGTGCCATCGCCACAGGACGTTGACCGCGCCGCGGACGTCGCCACCCGGATCGGCCATCGGCCACGTCGTGTCGAACCAGCGCTCGACCGACCAGACGCGCGTGAAAAAGTCGCGGCAGCACCCCGGATAGCCGAGCAGCGTGCCGATGCGGGCGTCGTTGCGGGGCGTCCACGCCGACGCCCATTCCGCCGCGAGGGTGGGCGACGTGATCGCGCAGCGATAGGCGAACGGTTCGCCGGGTCGGAGGTCGTGGCCCTGCGAGCGATACGTGCCGGGCAGCGGTTCTCGTCCGAGGGGGAGGACTGTGAGCCGATCCTTCGCGCACGCGTGCATCAGGTCCGGCAGCGCCTCGGGCATTACGTATTGCAGGGCGCTCGGACGCAGGCCCTCCGCGACCGCCGCGCGCTCCGCCTCGTCCTGGCGCTGCGCGATGGCGTGCAGGCGCGGCTCCCAGACCTCTCGGGCGACCGCGGACACCCACGTCGTGCGCGGCGCAAACTCGGGAATCTTAAACGGCAGGCGCATCGGTGTGATCTCCATGCGAGTCCCCGTGTGGGGCGTCCCCGTGTGGGGAATCCCCGTGCGCAACATTACCCGTTGCGCGGACGCCGCTCCATTGCCCGAGGAGCTGCGCCTCAAGCGCCGGACGGCGGAGGGAGCACGAGATCGGCTCTCGTCCCTCGGCGCGGAGTTCCTGCTCGATGTCGATGAACAGCGCCTTCAGCGTCGCACAGTGTACCGTGCGATTGCGCCAGTCGCCATCGATCGCCTCGCCCGGACAATTCCCGCCGCCGCACGGAACGAAAAACCGACACTCGGCGCAGCCCCCGTGTTCCTGCGGCGTGAGGTAGAGCGCGAGGTAGCGTTCCTTCCCTGCGACGTCGCCCTTCTGGTACGCGACACCGTCGACGTTCGTCCGACCGCAGTTCGAGCGCTGCCCCTGGCCGTCGACGCCGTGGACGGCGGCCGTCGTATACGGATCGCAGAAGTTCCAGATGCAGTTAGCGCCGCTCTCTTGGAGCAACGACTTCCGCATGTCATCAAACGGGCTCACACTCGCGAACCCGACGAGCTTCTGGCGCAGCGTCCGCAGCGCGAACGTCTGCGACGCTGGGGAAAGGGCGAGCGCGGAATCGCCGTGCGGCTCGAGGGTGTGGAGATTGACGTATTTCAGGCCCTTGTCACGCAGCGCGAGCAGCCAGTCGACGAGCGTCTGCAGCGACGTGAGCCGCGCGTTGAGCGCATGCAGCGTGACGATCAGACTCACGCTGACGCCCTCTGCGAGGAGTCGATCGAGGTTCCGCAGGCTGAGGCTGGTCGTCGCGCGCGTCGCGGTGGGGTCTTTCGCCTGGCGCGCGTCGTTCAGCGCGCCAGGGCCGTCGATGCTGAAGCCGACATGTACGCGGTATCGACGAAACAGGTCGACGTGTCGATCGGTGATCAACGAGCCGTTGGTCTGCACACCCACGGGCGCCCCGATGGACGCCGACCAGTCGAGGAGGTGCGCGAGATCGTTGATGGGGAAGAGGAGGCTCTCACCGCCGAAGAGGGTCCAGCCGACGCCTTTCCCGACGCCCTCCGCGAGGAGCGCCGCCTTCATTGCTTTGAGGTCGTAAGGCTCCGCGGTGTTCTGCGTCACGGCACGTTCCTCTTGCTGGTAGCAGTACGTGCAGGCGATGTTACAGGCCTTGCCGATCGGCGTCAGTTCAATGCTCACTCACAGTACGACGCACGGCTAGGCCGGCAAGTGCCACGAACTCATTTTTGCATCTGTGCGAGAAGGGCCTGCCGGTCTACCTCCGGATCGGGCGCGTTCTTCTGATCGTACGGACGATAGTAGTCGATGAGATGGTCGATATCTTTTAGACGTTGTTGGTTCTGTTTCGGCGCGAGCCGTTGCAAGACAGACCGCTCCCGCTCGAAGGCCGGAATTTCTCGCAGGTCCGGACGCCCGCCTTGTCCGGCCTGCCCCGCGACATGCACTTGTTCGTGTGCCAGTGCGGCGGCCAGCGCCGGGAAGTTCTGTTTTTTATACGCGGGAGAGTCCTGCGACATGTGAATCACGCCCGGATCGCGGATCTGGTCCACCCACGCAATCCGCTGGTCGCCTTGGCTGAACTTCGTATGCTCGGGGCGAACGGGCACGGTCGGCCGCTCTGCGGGTTGCAGGAGGCTCGCCGCCTGGTAGATCTTCGGATCAGGGTACTGCCCGATCCCGCTGTTCAGGAGCGCGGCGACGGCAAGCGCGGTGGGATCAGGCATGGCGGCGTCACTCTATTACAGCCGAGGTCTAGATGTCAACGTGATTGCCGTCCACGTGGTAGCCCAGGTCCTGATGCAGGCTATCTGAGTGGGGCGTGTCCGCGTGGGCCACGTCGACGTGCGCAGTGTCGGAATGCGGCGCCGTGTCGGAGTGGCTATCCGTGTGCCCCGCGTCGACGTGGGCGACATCGCTGTGGGCCGCGTCGACGTGGGCGACATCGCTGTGCGTGTCGGTGTGCGCCGTGTCACCGTGCGCGTCGGTGTGAGAGCCATCGCTATGCGCCACGTCGTCGTGGGCCGTGTCGCCGTGGGAGTCATCGTGCGGCGTATCCGAATGGGAGTCCGCGTGCGTGCCAGAGGTGTGATCGGCGTGGTTGTCGCCGTGCAGCACGTCTCCGTGTGAGTCGTCATGCGCCGTGTCGCCGTGCGCGACGTCGCTGTGGGCCGTATCGTCGTGCGAATCGCTGTGCGCCACGTCCCCATGCGTGTCGGTGTGGGCCACGTCCGAGTGGGCCACGTCCGAGTGGGCCACGTCCGAGTGGCTGGCATCCGTGTGACTGTCGCCGTGCGCGACGTCGACGTGGGCCACGTCCGAGTGCTCGACGTCGGCGTGCGTCACGTCGCCGTGCGCGACGTCGTTGTGATTCTCCGCGATGTTGCTGTCCTGCACCATGAACGTGATCTGGCCGCGGATCTCCGTCGCGTTGGTCGCGGCGACCCACGCGGTGCCTGCCTGGTCCTTGCGCACGCGCAAGTATGACTTTCCCACCAGCGCCTCGACATAGGCGGTGCTCACGACCGTGCCGTTGTCCTTCGCCAGGATCGGGTTGGCCGTCGTCCGAGCGATCGTGCGCGTCAAGAACACGCCGTCGAGGCCGGGGATGGCGATCCGCAGCTCCGTGGGGTTCGTGGCGACGGTCGTCGCGGTCAGGTGGAACGTGCAGGTCATCTTGTTGCCGTCGAGCTGCCACGTGAGCGTCGTGACGTCCCCGGCGTCGACCGTCCACGTCCCGGCGTCCGTCGTGAAACTTCCGGCCGCATAGACGCTGTCGTACCACTGATCGGCCTTCTCGACGATCTTCCACGTGTTCTCATCGCTCCGATAGATCGTCACGCTCTCACGCGGATAGAGCCGATAGCGCACGCCGCCCGGGCACTGAATGCGGCTCGTCAGGAGCGAGCTGGCGTTCATATGCAGCAGGTCGACGGTGAACAGGCCGTCGTTCGTCAGGATTTTCGTTGTCGGCGCAGGCACAGCCGTTGAGTCCGTCGACACGCGCGCGTCGAAACCGCTGATCGACAGTCCGGCGACTGCCGGCAGCAGACTGACGTAGCGCGAGGTGCGGAGTCCCGCCGGCGCATAGTCATTCTGACTCGTGCTGAACGAGGCCGCGGTGCGGATCGTGTCGTTGTTCTGCGAGGCGACCTGCCAGCGCGCCTTGCTCGCGTTATACACCACAACCGCGAGCATGCCGGGGTAGAGCAGAAACCACTCGTCACCAGCGGGATTGATCGGCGACCAGGGAAGGTTGAACCGATTGCGGGGGAGCGACGACGTGCTCTCGTTCACGAGGCGAAAGACCGTGCTGACCGACGTGTTCTCAATGACCAAGGCACGGCCGTCGAGGACGGTCCCGCCGTCGTCCTGCGGGACCTGCAGCCCCGTCCACGTCACGTGGCCCTGCGGCGTCGGGCTACTGATCCGCAGGAGCGCCGCCGTCGAGAGCCCTCCGGGGTTGTGATTGTCGATCTGCGCCGTCGTGACGGCCGACGTCACAATATCGCTGAACGTCAGCCGGCCGGTCGCGACGGAGTCCGCATGGACGTTTCCGTGCGAGTCGTCGTCGTTGTGTTCAACCCCCCACGACCCGCGAATGCGCGAAATCAGGGAGTCGAACTCGCTGACGAGAAAGCTCCCGAGGGACTGGAGCCGCTCCCGGTTGATCAGGACGAGCTTCACAGTCTATCCGTTGGCTCGGTAACAAAACGCGAAGATCATCTGCGTCACAGCGGATAGATCGGCAATGGTGAGCTGCGGGCTCGCTGACGTTACCGCGGCGGCTGTCACCTTGTTGAGACTCAGCACCGCGGTCCCAGCCGTTAGCAACCACGGAATCCAGATGACAGCCGTCGTGAGAGACGCATAGTACCCGATGCTTCCTGACACGTGCTCTCCGAGTCCCGCCCCGGCAGTAAAGGGCAGGCCAGTGATGCTCACAGTGCCAGAAGCTGTTCCGAGAGAGGAGAGCGTTATCGTCGCGGAACAATAAACGAGCTTGCCGATCTTGACGTAGGTTCCGGCCTGCTGCGAGCACGTGATGCCAGATCCCGCGGTGCCCGTAACTACTGGCGTCCACGTGCCCTCCTCGTAGTCGTCAAGCACATTCACGCCCACCGAAGGCACCTGCACGGCAGGGAACCCAATCTGGCCGCCGATCAGATTGATGATGGTTCCGACGCTCAACCCCTTTGCGACACCAATGCCGCCGGCGGTCGTAATCGCGCCCGTCCCGGCGGTCGTGGAATCTGTCGCGTCGGTGAACGCGTTCGGAAGCCCGAGCTGCGCGAGGGCCGCGAGGTGGGCCCCGTCGACTTTGTCCGCGTCGAGGTTCGCGACGTTCGTCGAGCCGACCGCACAAGCGAATGGCGGCGCGGCGCCACGACTGAAGGTCTTCAGCCCGGTAATGGTGTCGGCGTTCTCGGCGGCGAGCAGCGTCTTGCCGGAGAGGTTAGCGTCGGTATTCAGAACAGAAATGCTCATTAGATACTCCCGTCCTCGGAGCGGACCTTGAACACGAGCGCGTCGATCGTCCACGCCTGCGGGGAGGCGGCCTGATCGCCGTATTGGATCTGCACGCTATTCAGCTCGGAGAGATACGCGTTGTCGACCTGGCCGATCACCCGCGTCTGGGCCCCGGGTGGTGTCAAGCTCACGAGCTTGTCCACCGACTGCTCGATGCCGTAGTTCCGGATAAACCGCAGCAGGAACAACGTGCCGGCCGCAGCCTTCGCGAGCACGAGACCCGCCGTGATGCCGAACTTCTGCCACAGCGTCCCGAGGGTGTAGGGCTTCGTCAGGACGTAGGCGAGGAAGTTCGTGCTGCTGTCCGTCGTCCCGGTGTCACCGGTGTGCAGGTACGAGTTGTTACCCCCGCCAATGGCCGTCAACTGCGTGCCGATGACGGGGACGATCCCCGTTGTGCCCGTGATCAGCCCAAGGGCTTGCGCCGACGCGGGCACGCCGTCGTGAAACATCAGACTTCCGTACCGAGATTCGTAGATCCCCAGCAACCCCGGAGAGGCCTGTGAGGCGGCGAGAATCGAGCCGCTCGCCGTCAGGATCTGCGAGTCCACGACCGTGTGGATCTCGCTCGAGGGGTTCACGGGGAGCGTGAACCACACCTGCTCGAGGGTCGGGTAGTAGATGATGCGGGGGTTGAGCGCGGGCATCGGGTTGCGGCCCTGCCACGTCGAGCGGATCGACCAGGCGAGCCGCTCCACGCCGTTGTGCCCGATGCGGCACAAGCCCACAGACGGATCGAGGAAGTAGACGCAGGGGATGCCGTCCTTATCCGTGCCCGCGCAGGCCCCGCGGAACGTCGAGCCGCGCGCGTAGGATTCCGCGGTCGGATCGTAGGCGCCCGTGACAATCCCCGTGCGGATCATCTTGTAGAGACGCGACGCCTTGAACACGTAGACGTTTCCGGCGACGCCAGAGACCATTGCCTGCACCGAGCCGCCGTCGAGCCCGTCGAACGTCAGGAAGTTACTCGTCGCCGTGGGAATGCGCTCGTCGTTCGCCACGCCCGTGGGGTCCGATCCGACCGGCGTCCAGAAGACCGTCGCGTCGTTGCCGGGCGTAAAGAATGATCCGGCCATCAGCACCCGGTCCTCGTCGATCGCCACGTGTCGGCAGGACGAGGGCGCCACGTAGTTCCCAATCGGGTCTGAGAGCGGGTTCGACGAATAGCCCGTCGCATAGGCGGTGGTGTCGGTGTAGGTCGCCGTGCCGATGGCGACCTGCGCGACGCGGTAGAACAAGATGTTGTCGAGCGACAGCTCGACCTCCCAATGGGTCTGCCCTTCACAGTAGATCGAGGTGTTGACCTCCGTCCCGGCAGGCTTCGTGATCACAATCCCGTTGTGGGCCCCGTCCGGCGCAATCGAAATCGTATTCGACGGCTCCGAGCGCCGGGTAACGATCCCGCCGGCGATCGTGACGAATCGGATGCGGCAGTAGCGCGTGTTCGCGTAGGACCCCGCGACGGCGGAGTTGGCGATCGTCGGGACGGGCGTCTGCCAGAACCCCGCCCAGCGGAGCGTCGTGCCATCCCAGACCATCAGGCGATCCTGCGCGCCCTGCGCGGCCAGGAACAGCTTGCCGTGCAGACTGGCGCCGTTCGCGTCGAAGTTGCCCGCGTTGATCGTGACGTTCGTATTGACGCGGGGGACGCCGCCCTGCCAGGAGCCGCCCACGCGGCGATCAAGGTTGCCGTTCTGATCGATCGCCCACAGCTCGTCGTTGCTCAGACTGTTGCTCGGCGTATGGCGGATGGTCGCGACGACCGGCGAGTTGATAATCGAACCCGTCATGTCGATGCCGGCCGTGCCGCGCCGCTTGCTCCCGAGCACACCTTCGCGGAAGTCGACGTTCCGCGCGTCGACGACCTGATTGTCGGGCAGCGTCTGCGGCGAGTCGGAATTGTTGATGCCGCCGCGCAGATCCGAGATGGGGAGCGTGCCGGGGATCATTTACGATCCGATGTTCGCGTAGGGCCAGACCCTCGAGGAGAGGCCGAACCGGAGGGCGTGGTCCTTCTGGACCGTCGAGAGGTACGCCGACTTGATGAGGAAATAGCGCAGCTCACTCAGACGCTTTTCGAACTTCGCCTCTTCGCGCTCGGCAAGGGGCTGCGTCTTCTCGAGCTTTGCGTACTCGTCCGCGAGCACGCCATGCACGAGCACGTCGTGGTAGTCGTTCGGGAACGTCGGGATATCTGTGTCATTCACGAGGTCGGTGCCGGACACCACACAGTCTGCCTGTAGCTGCGAGACGCCGGTCGGCTGCGGGAACAGGCGGATCGTGACGGTGTCGTTCTGATGCTTCTCGATCGCGTACATGTAGGGCGTGCCGACGACCTGCGAGGATGCGTCCATGAGGCGGATCTGGTTCTGGCTCACCTCGTTGAGGGGTCGCCGCAGGATGACCGGATCGAACACGTCGAGGAGCTTCGCCACGCCGGCGGTCGTAATCGTGCTTTGCCCGCTTGCCGTGTTCATGGCGATGAGGCTGCGGCGTGTCCGCGTGAGATTGACCGAGGTCACAACCTCGCGGTAGCGATCGTTGATCTCAGCGTTGATGCGCGTCGCGGCTTCGGGAGACGTGAGATTGAGACGGTTCATCACCCGCGTACGAATGTCGGATAGCTGCATGAACCGTCTCCCTCTCCATTACCGGGTCGCGACGACGAGTGCGTTCTGCTCGTCGAGGATGCGGTCGAGGATCGCCAGCAGCCCGTTGCGCTTCGGATCTGACGGGTGCATACAATCCTTCGCCAGACGGACTCGATCGTCTTGCGTCTTGTTCGGAATCCACAGCAGCACTTCCGAGCTGCTGCCTTCCTCGCCCATTTCCCTGACCTGCACCATCCACCGCTTGTTGTGGTACAGGCCGCCCTTCAACTGATTGAAGAGCGAGATCTCTTCCTCGGTCATCATGGCCTCGCGCATCTGATGACCGTTCATGTAGGTGTTGCGATCGAGCCGCACCCGATACGGACGCCCGGTCGGGTTCCAGGGGGTTTTGATCTTCGCCTTCGAAATGTGAATCTGACGAATCGGGCCGCTGTCAGCCTGTCCCTCGAGGAACTTGCTGAACGCCTGCACCATCGCTTGATTCGATTGGAGCAACTGTACGAGCTGTTCTTGCGTCAGCGTCGCTGGCGCTCCCGCAGCGGGCGCTGCGCTGGTCGAGGGGGTTTCGACCTCCGGCTCGTCTGATCCGAAGATCTCTGCGTTGAAGTTCTTTTCCTCGGCCTGCTCGCCTTTCACGACTTTCTTGTCGGCCATGTGGCCTCTCCGTGAGGAACCCCGATCTCCGCCTGTTCCTCGTTGGCGGTTGTGACAGACGACCGGGAGGATTCCCGATCGTCTGCCGACACGTTAGAAGAGGTAGACGTTGATCGCCGCCACGCCCGCGTTGTCCGACGCAGCCAGCGCGACGCCCACCGGGCGCTTTACCGAGGCCGCGACGTACTTCGAGAGTTTGCCGGTGTTGCTCGACAGCTCGAGGACGTCGCCCGCGACGGCGCCTGAGTCGACGACCATGGAGCAGGGGCCCTGCGTCCGGATGTAACCACTGTCGCCGGACGCCATCGGGGCCTCCGAGCAGCCGATAAACGCGCCCGCCGAGGTCGAGCCGCGCACGACCGACAGGAGGTCGGTCGTCATGGACACCGCATCGCCCGACGCGGTGATCGCGCCTGATGCGGTGACGTAAACGAACCGACCGTCTTCGGAATAGGCCACCTGGCCGATCGGCGCCCTCGCGCCAACCGTCGCGGGGGACCGCTTGAGGGAATCGCCGGGAGCCGCTGCGCTCGCCGGACCTGTGAGTTTCGCCATGACTATGTTCTCCCGTAAAAAAGACTGAACTGCCGAAGGTGAATGAGGACCGGCCAGGCGCCCGCAGGCGCCCGGCCGCTAGTCATTAGTGACCCGTGATCACTGCGAGACGCGACTTGTTGTTCGTCGTCGCCTGCACGAGGGAGTAGATCTTGAACACGTAGCCTTCCATGTTCGGGATCTCCATCGTGTCGCCCTTCTGCCGGAAGGCTTCCTTCGAGCAGGTCAGGGTGAACGACTTCGGGTTCAGGAAGTAGATCGGGTTCGTGTTGAGCGTGGCGCCGTACTGGCTGAACACGTAACGAGCCGTCTTGAAGCCCAGGATCTTGAACCCGGCCTTCAGTTCGTCCGTGTCGATCCAGCGCTGCAGGGGCTGCTGGGACGCCTCGAAGAGCGCCTGCGCCGCTGCGGAGCTGACGATGAGCGTCGGCGCGAGCTGCGAGCCGCTGCCCTTCGCCGCGGTGTTCCACGCGGTCGTCATCTGCGCTTCGATGTCCGTGCCGGCGTTCAGATACTGGCCGGCATAGTTGCGCCACCACGCCTCCACGCTGGCGTCGACGCCCTGCACAACGGCCTGACCGGAGGTCGGGACGAGCGTCTGCAGACCGAAGAACCCGCTGTTGTTCGTGCCGAATAGCGCCTGCTCGAGGATATCGTCGTGCGAATTGATCGCGTTCTCGAGGAGACCCTTCGTGAAGTTGATCTTCTGGTTCTCAGTCGGGTTCTTCGCTTCGTCGGCCTTCGACCAGACGACGGGGACAGAAATCTGGCCCGCGTCGACCTGCGTCGTGGTCAGCACTTCGACCTTCGACATCGAGGTCAGCGAGAGATCCGAGGCGAGGAAGGTCGTACCAGGATTGCGCTGGTAGTCGACCGGCTTCTCGATGATGGCGCCGAGGCTCACGCGCTCCACGGCTTTCTGCCGTTCGAGTTCGCGCATCAGGGCGGACTCCGCCCACTGATTCGCGGCCTTGCGCATTTCCGTGACGACCGCCGGGTACGAGACCGCGGCGAGCTGTGCAATAACAGACATGACACCCTCCGTCAGGTGAACGAGTTACGAGCTGCTGTCTACAGCGCCCGTCTTTATCGCAGACTCACGGAGGGCGTAACGACGAAAATCCGATGGGACCCCTGGCCGGGGGATCGCGTTCAGGCCGTCTACCGCAAGATGCCGGCCTTGCGGCCCGCATCGCGGACGACATCGTCGAGGGACCGGGGCTCTCCCTCGCCGGCGGCCTTCGCCGCGGGCATTTGCCCCGGACGCTGCGCCGTCGATGTCCTCGACGCAGCGTTGATTTCCTTCTCGAGCTTCTCGCGCTCCGCGCGCGCGATCTTCGCGCGCTCCGTGTCGGTCAGCGTCGCCCGCTCTTTCAGCTTCGCTGGCACGACGCGTGTGTACGCGGTGAAGAGATCCATGCGCTCGTTCCCGGGTTTTCCGAGTTCGGCGCGAATGTCCTTCTCGTGCTCGACAAAATCAGGCCACGACTCGCGGGCGTTCTTCAGGATCTTCCCCTGACGCTCGTACGCCGCGTTGTAGTTCTCGATCGCCTTTTCGCGATCCAGAACGGGCTTCAATCCTTTATCGCGCTCCGCGAGCGCCTTGTCAACCTCTGCCTTGACCTGACCCGCCACGTAGAGGGACAGCTTCTCGGCGGCCTCGGCTGAGTAGCCGAGTGAACCGTCCGGCATGACCGTGTCCGGCTTCGGCTTTTCCGTGGGATACGCCCCGGGCGCCGGCACGGCGGCCGAGGCCCCCCGCTTCGAGATCGCCTCGTTGACGAGGCCCTCGATGACGCCGACGTAGCGCGGATCGTTCAAGAGCACATGCTTGACGAACACCTCGGGGTTGCGCTCCGCGAGCTGCGCGGCGGCGATCCGTTCGTCGGCGTGCTGATCGTATTTCGTCTTGTACTGTGCGATCTCCGCGTGCAGCTTCGCTTGCTCGGCCTCCGCCTGGCGGCGTTGGCGCGTGAGGACTGCCTGATGCCGCGACACCTGAATGCGCGCGTTCGGATCGGCGAGGTTCGGCGTCTTGTCAACGATCTCTTTCTCGATCGTCGCGAGTTCCGTCTCGTCCGCCGTCGCGCTCGCTTCCGCTGCCGCGGTCTGTGCCGTCGTCGTGGGCGAGGTCGCGGCGGTTTCAGTGGCCGCAGGCGTGCTGGTCGTGGCGTCAGGCTGCGCGGCCGTCGTCTCCGTGGCGACAGGCTCGCTCGACGATTCGCTGGACGCGGAGAAGATGCCGGCCTCTGAGGCGGCACTCGCAATCACGGATTCGAGATCAGGCATCTAGATCCACCTTGTCGTATGAGGAGACTTGTCGGTGCCGGGGAGCGGCTTATGCTCGACGACGTTCGTCCAGCCTCGGGCGCGCGCGTACTCGCGCAACTCCGACTGTGAGTCGAAGCGGCGCGGCGAGCCGTCCGGGTTGCAGATCGCGTGCTTGACGAGCATCCCGCCCGGGATGCCGTCCGGAATCACGCAGGGGGCTTTGTCGAATTGCCCGAGGTCCCCCTCGAGGGGGCCGTGCCCGTTCGGACACTGACGCGGGGCATCGTAGTCCCAGCCGAGGACTTTCTCGCGATGGTCACAAGACGCGCACGCGAAGGGGCGGGTCGTAAAAATATGCCGTTCAACGGCCATGTTCGTCCTCTTGATTAGACGCGTCAATCACTTCCGCAGTGCCGCCCGTCGTCGGCAAACAGCCCATTTGGACCCCGATGATCACCTTCACGCCGGCGCCGGCCGAGGCCTCCGCCTTCGGTGGCTCGACCGCACGTTCGCCCTTCTCGCCCTTGACGCTCGAGAGGGCCCACTCCGCGGGGCGCGCGTCGCCTTTGCTCGCGGCAACCTCCGTCGCGATCATGTGCAGCTCGGCGTAGCGCGGCATGTTCTCTCGCACGATCGCCTTCGCCGAGAGGAGCAGGGCTTCGATGCGCTTGACGTCCTCATGCAGCTTCGTCAGCTTGTGTTTCTGATATAACTCGAGGGCGTTCGCCGGCGGGCGTTCGTTCTCGGCGAGCCGCTTCATGTCGTAGTAACACACGCCGCATAGGCCGTCGACAAATTCCTCGCGGCCCGGATGGCAGGTCGCTCCGGGTGCCCGGTTTTTTCGCGGACGGCCCATTACTTCGCGCCCCACTTGAAGCCGAAGATCGCGGCGGCGCGGTAGCCAACGCCCTGCAGCCACGAGCCTTCCGCGCCGATCGATCCTTCGCCCTTCCCCACGGTGAAGTTTTTCTCGATGCCGGCCTCCGCGCCCGCATGCCCGTTCTCGTCGACGGCTTCGATCGTGACCTGGTTCGCGGGAAGCTGGCTCGCCTTGTCGATCGCCGCCTTCAGCGTCGCGTTCTCGAGGGGCGACGGATCGCTGGTATCCTTCGACGGGGTCAGCCGAAAATCTGGCATGTCGATGATCGGATCAGTCACGACTTTCCTTCACTTTCAGGCCGAGGAACTGCCGGATCTGTTGCACCGTAGGACTGACGACGACGATCGACGGGTTGATGAGAATGGCCTCGACCACCCCGACGATCTCCCCACGAGCATTCACGATCGGACCGCCGCTCATCCCTGGGCCGGCACCGGCGTCGAATAGGTTGCGGATCTTCGGGGTACTGTCGTCCTCGATGGTCATAAGCACTCGGCGCGTCGAGGTGTGCCCGAACATGATGAGGGGCGACGGGTTGTGCGGGCTCGTCGTCTCCACATAACCATCCGTCCACCCGTAGAGCGTGACCGGCTCGCCAGGCGTGGCGTCTTCAGAGGCGATCCGAAGGGCCGGCGCGGGGGGTCCCGCGAGGAGCCGCAGGTCCGCGTCGTCGTCCACCTTGACCTCACGAAGTACGGCGCCACCGAGTTTGTTCAAGCCGGCGCAGTGCGCGGCGCCTAGCCACAGCGAGGCCCCGATCGACGCGACGGTGCACTGCCCACCGGCCTCGCCGAGAAGGTGCCCAACTGAGGGCAGCACGCGCACGGGCGTCGTCGTCGACGAAAACGACAGCGCGCCGGCGAGGAGCGTCACCGCGAGAGCGGAGCGGATCATACGAGTCGGTCTCCGTTATCCGTCCGCTTCAGGATCGGGTTCACGCCGTGCTCCGCGGGCGGCTGCACCGCGCCGTGCGCGGGGTCCGGCACCGGCACATTCTGCGGGGGCACCGCGTGTGGCGGGGCGCCGGGTACGGCTGGGCCGCCGAGGCCGGGTCCGGACACAATTGGGCCGCCCGTATAACCCGCGGCGATCGTGAGCTTCGCCTCCTGCAGCTTCTGGACGGCGTCGGCAATCATCGTGGCCGCGGCCTTGATATCGTCGGGGCCGATCTGAATGCCCGACTTCGTCAGGAGCGCGACCGCCATCGGGTTCAGTAGATCGTCCCCGCTGAAGCGGTACGAGATGTTCGGCTTGTCGGGGTTCGGCGGAGGCGGCGCCTGCGTGAGCTTCGCGGGATCGAAGCCATGCAACTGCCAGATCTCCCGCTCGAGGTTCGGACGGTTCGTCGTCGGGCTGTTCCCGAGGAGGTTGAACATCTTCAGGACGTTCCCCTGCTTGGTCGCCGTGTCGATGCGGTCGCTCGAGTCCGGCACGAACTCGAACGTGTAGTCGCCCGTTAGGTCTGCGCGCGTGAACGGCGTCAGGACGTTCTGCCCCTGCGGGCCAACGAGCGAGGCATATTCCTGCCCGTCAATGAACATCTGCATGAGGCCGAACGTGACCTCAGCGATCCCCATCACGAACTTGTTGACGCGGTCCTTCTCGTAGTCGGCGCGGATGCCGCCGGCGCTCGCCATGACGTTGACTTCCGTCGCCGAGCGCGTCGTGTCGTTCGGAGCGTTGATCTGATTGTTCGAGAGGGCCCACGACCGATCGAGGTCGTTGCTGATGACGCCCTGGAACTGGAAGTTCTCGCGCGGGTAGTTCGCGCGTGCGACCTCGCCGATGATCCGCTCGCCCGGCCCGTTGACCGGGATCATGTCGTTCCACTCGCCGGCGCGCATCTTGTCGGCGATCGTCTCGTCGAGCCGGTTCACGTCATACCAGCGGATCGGGATCGACGTGTCGCGCTGCCGCAGCATCTGTGACCGCGACCGGATCATCTCGCGCACCTGCGAGCGGCCGGCCTCGGAATCCGAGGGCGGGATCGCGACGTCGCTGATGTAGGTCAGCGTGCCAATGCGGAGCGGGAAGTTCCGGACGCCGATGTATTTCCCCGGCTGCGCTGGCGCAGCCGGCATGCCCGGATCAGTCGTCTGCCCCGTCGTCGGATCGGTCGTCGGCGGGACCGCCGGCTTGTCGAGTGTCGGCGGCACGTATTTCTGCCAGTCGAGATCCTCGTGGATGACCGGCGGCGTGCAGCCGTCGACGAAGACGATCTTCCGGATCGCATCGGGATGCGTGACGGTCGGATCGTAGTTCGCGGTGCGGTAGAAGATCGTCCGCACGCGCGCGTACTCTTCAAACACGCCCTTGCTCGGGGGCGTCAGGATATCTTCCGAGAGGAGCTTCGGCTTCTGCGTCGGGGCGCCGTCCCAGCCCTCCTCGACGAGCACCTTGAAGGTTTTCTTCGCGAGCGTCGCCGGCATGAAGGTGTCATAGCCCACCCACGGCGACTTGTCCCAATCGGAGAGCACGAACTCTGCGGGCCACAGGAGCTGCGCGGGGCTCACGCGATCGGCGTAGAGCCGCTTCGAGACGATGCGCGTGATCGACCGGGGCTGAGGTCCGGCGAGGGGCGGGGCGGCGCCCTCGAACGGCGGCGCGCTCGGCTGCGCGTCAGACGGTGGCGCGCCGCCCCCGACGTTCGGCTCAGGCGTGTCCGGGCTCGCGACGGGCGCGGGCATGCCGCCGTCAGGGGGCGCCGCCGGCGCGGCGGGCACCGCGGCGAGGGACCCTGGCGCAGCGGCCTCGGGCGGGAGCGTCACGGTCTCGGTGCGAATGTCGATGCCGACCATCACGGCCATGATGCCGGCCGCATTGATGACGTCGGCCAGCGCCTCGTCCATCGCGTAGTAGGCCCGCATCTCGTTCGTGAGCTTCTGATTGACCGCGGCCGTGACGAGATCCTCGCTCACCTCGAATGCCGGGTCAGTCGCGCGCGCGACGATCTTCGGCAGCTTGAACATGAGCTGCGCTTGCTTCTGCTTCGTGCGCGACCAGTCCTCGGGCACCGCGACGCGGTCCTGCGTGGACTCGTTGTCGCCCGTGCCGCCGAACGGCTTCTGCACGCGGTACGCGACACTCTCTTTCCAGACCTTGAAATACTCGTCGCGATTCCGCTCGGCCGCCGAAATGCACTCCGACCAGTACTTCGCGTCGTAGGGCGTCTGGGGCGCGGGGCTCGTCGTCGAGTCGGGCTGCGGAGTCACGGCCGCCGAGTCCGAGGGGGAGAGGTTGCTATTCATGCGTTCCTCCGAGTGGCCTCGCTCCCAATCGAACGATGCCCGGCGTGCTTCCGCTTCCGAATCTCCTCGAAGATCCAGCGGAAGCGCGGATCTGGCTGTGGGATCGAGGACGGCGACGGACGGCTCATCACGAAGTAGCGCGTGTCGTCCGCGCCCTCATCCTCGACGCCGGTCGTCACCATGTCGGCGGGGTTCTTCGGGTTCACGACCATCTGCGGCATGGTCCGGATCGTCACCGGGCACCCGAGGGTGTCGCCGATGAACCGCGGCTTCAGATACTGCAGGCGGGGCAGGACGACGCCCGGCGCGACCTCGACGGTCTCGCGCAGCCAGGTGTGCACGTTCACCCACCCCGCCTCGCGCTGCTTGTCCGCCTCGATGCCGCTGACCCCGGCTCGCGACATCAGTTCGGCGACGCTCGGGCCCTCGTGCTCGGCCCACATCTGTGTGTCCATCACGGTGTAGCGCACCTTGCCGGCGAAGGCCGCGCGTCGTTCCTTGATGCCCCGGGCCACGTCGGCCGGGAGCGTCTGCTTGAACACCCACTCGCGCGCGCAGATCGCGCGGTTGTTCGGGAGACACAGCCACCACTGCACCATGCCGGGGTTCCCCTCGACGGCGTAGCCCCAATCGACGACCTCGACGACGTCCACCCAATCGCACGCGTCTGCCGAGAGGCCGCCGTACTTCGGCAGCTCCTCGATCACGTGCCAGCCGCGGCCCGTCTCCGGGTCCGTCTCGCGCCAGTCGAAGAACTGCCCTTCGATCACCCACTCGCCGTAGCGCATCGCGCGCACGAGCGCGGCGTTCCCGAGCGACTTCAGGCGCACCTCGTAGTCGGCGACGTTGACGTACTTCGCGCAATCGTCGACCGTCGAATGCTGCGCCTCGTAGTCGGCGGGATTGTAGCCGGGATTCTCGTCGGGCGTAATGTCCTTCGCGATGAAGTAGCGGCGCACCCACGTCGCGCCGGGCCCGACCGGGTTCGTCCCCGCTCGGACGATCGCCTTCAGCCCCGGCTTCGTCGTGCGCGCGCGCGAGCTGATCATCAGGAACTGGCGCAGCGTGAACGTCGTCAACTCGTCGAAGTAGATCGCGTCCCATTCCGACGAAAGGAACCGCGCGATCGTGGCCTCATCCTCGGCGTGACTGAAGACGAGGATGCTCCCGTTGTGGGGGAAGCGCAGCGTGAAGTTCGTCGAGTGCCAGGCGTTGGGCGGGAGTCCGAGCCGCTCCGCGTCGTAGGGCACCTCGTCGAGGTGCGACATGCGCAGCTCGGGCATCGAGCGGCGAAGGATAAGCGCCCGGAAACGCGGGATCGCAAAGCACCGCATTTCGGCGTCCGAGCGGATCGCCTTCGACTTGCCGGACCCCGCGCCGCCCTCCATGAGGACGTTCGGGACCGTCGAGGCGTGGAACCGCTGCTGATGCGGGAGCGGCTCGTAGACGCACACCTCTTCCCCGTTGCGCTCGACGACGAGCCCGAGGGGGAGCGAGGCGGGCACGCGCGTTACCGCTCCGCCGCGGTGCAATCGACGTTCGTGATCGCGGCCGTGCCGCCGGTGACGTCGGCGACCTGCAGGTCGTACCACACGGCGGTGTTGAGCGTCAGGCCGGTGGCGATGCTCGTGACGGCGAACTGCGAAGTGAGCTGGCCGGTGAGCGCCGTCCAGACCGGCGTCGCACTGATGACGGTCCCACTGGCCGCCGCGGCGTTCGCCGGGGCCGTGCCGGTACCGAAGGCGAGCTTGTAGGTCACGCCATCGCCGGTCGTGTTCTGCACGAGCTGCCCGGTGATGGTGAACTCTACGCGGCCCGTCTGCGTCGGGGTGATCGTGCAGGGCGCCGCCGCGGCGCCCAGCCCATTCATCTTGAACGTCGCGGTGGCGTTGCCCGTCTGGTTCGCCGGCGTGGCGTGCGTGAGCGCCTGGACGTTATTCACCGCGACGACGAGCGAGCCGTTCGCATCGAGCTTCACGATCGTTCGAGCGAACGTGTTCGTCGACGCTGGGGTCGACATCAGGCGTTCGGTCACGACGATGCCGCCGTTGGTGTCGAGCGTGACGGGCACGCGCGACGCGTAGTACGAGGTGTCGGTCGCGAACAGCACCGCGGACAGTCCGAGGGCCAGGGCCAGGCCGGAGAGGAGACGCTTCATCGCTTCGGACCTTTCTGCGGCGCGGGGCGCCGTTTCTTCGACTCGCCTGCCTGGCGGTACGCCGCGGCAATGGCTTGTTTCTGGGGATGGCCGGCCTGCACCATCTCGCGGATGTTCTGGCTGATCACCTCGCGCGACGATCCCTTGAGGAGGGGCATGGTCAGCCGCCGTACGCGCCGCTGCCCGTCGAGCCGCTGTCGCCCGTGCCGTCGTGCTGTTGCGGGACGCCGAAGCCCGGACCCTGATGCGCGGCCGCACTCGGACCCGCGTGCTGCAGGAGCGCGAAGTGATGCGCGTGACTGATGGCGGTGGCTTCCGGCAGACCGTGCTTGTGCATCAGGTGCTGCGCGTTGGCGTGGACGATGTGCGGATGGGTCCCATGGACCAGGCCGGGGAACTTCGCCTTGACGGCGGCGAGGACCTGCGCCTGCTCGGCGGGCGAGCCAAACTGCTTGACGCGACCCTCGGCCGCGACGGCGTGGCCTTTGTCTTCGATCGGATAGCCGCCCTTGCCGCCGTTCTTGCTCGGCAGGGCGAAGTCTCGCTTCGGGAGCGCGCTGCGCTCGGCCGCGTCCAACTTGCTCATCGCACACGCTCCTCTGTCTTCTGACGATCCAGGGCGGGGTCAGGGTCCAGTATCGCGCAGCGGGCGAGGGAAGGCAAGCGAGGGGCCCGAAGGCCCCTGGTCGATTAGCGGGCGATCGGACGGGCGAGCGGACGCGCGAGCTGGCGCAGCCAGCGCGGATCGGCCGACGTGTCGCGGATACGGAACTTCGCTTCGTCGAGCGCGGTGCGCCCGGCGACGAGCGCGGTGCGCTCCGCCGGACTCGTCGCGTGGTTGATGGCGTCTTGCAGATCCTCGAGCATGTTGTTGAGCACGTCGAGGGCGGATGATGCCGGCATAAAGGGAGCCTCCTGTGGGGTTGGGAAGGCCGGACTATACTCGACCGTGGGTCCGGGTGTCAAGGGTGTTGCCGTTCGAATGGCGTCAGGCGCACGGCGGGTTGTGCTGCGCGCGCGACCGGGGGCGGGACCCCTCGAAAGGCCTCGGCCGCCGAACTGGCGGACGCAGACGAGGCGATCCGCCGATCGTTTGCATCATTTAGCGCCTGTCTCCGCTCGAGGCTCGCGCTGCGCTCTGCGTATATCGTTTAGAATCAATGACTTAGCGACCTGGTTCTGATAAGGGAGATTATGTTAACTTGGAAATAGTTGATTCTAAACGGGTTAGACGGACGGTCGATTATGGCGGTTCCCGGCACGAGGCGGACACATGCTGAGGTGTGCTAGTTTTCAGTGTGGTAAATTTACCACGGCTCAGCAGCAAAAACATACTGTGTGTACCGGTCTAACCTGCTCGAGGGTAAAGACCTACGGCCGATCCTGGCTCTGCCTGTCACAGACTAGCTCTGCAGCGCTCTGTAGCGGGTTAACCCTCTGATTCTACTACTACTTATACTTCTTTAGACACAGTAGTTACAGTGATGTTGTGATCATTCGCGCGCGCGATCCACGCCATACACCCCTCGAGCATCGACACCCGCCACTTTCCCTACGGAATATCAATTCCTCTGTACTACTGTAATAGCTGAGATCTAAGTACCGACCTCTCAGCCAATTAGCCTACTACAGCGAATGTTACAGACTGACAGGGACTGCCGACAACTGTATCGCTTTTTGCCATACTTTTGTCACAATTCAGTTGTTGACAGCGCATGTCAGCTAGATCTACTCTACCGCTAGAAAGGATCTCAACCACAATGAGGCCAGTTACGAAACTCTTGATCGTGTCGTTGGTGTTCTGGTGGCTGGCAACGTTCGCCATCTGCGCGTTGATTGGAGGTTAACGAACCATGCCTGATCTCTTCCACAGCACTCCGGCCCAGCGTCGCGCGCTGGTCGCGCGTGCACTCGAGGGTCGCGGATCGTTCGATGTGCTCTACACGGAGCCGCTCACGTCCGGGCTCAGCCTGTCGGCGATCGTCTTCGACTACGCTGCGCGCGAGCGTCGACGCGTGGTCGTTGCGGACGGCGGATTACTGATCAGCTCCTCACGGATCGAAAGGTAGGCACGTCATGGATTACGGGTTTGTTCACGAGGGCCGAACGTTCACGCCGAACGGGACGCCCGCGATCGATCCCTCGAGCAACGACACGCGCAACGCGCAGATCGAACGCGCGGAGCTAGAACGCTGGGCCGCGCGGCCCGATCGCATGCTGGCCTACTTTCAATTTCCTGCGGAGACAGGTGGCGGGCTGTATCGGCGGTCGTTCCTGCCGCACCTCCACAGCAACTGTGGCGTAGTCGGTACGGCCAATGTGGCGGTGGTCACGACATGGCCGGGGACGATCATCGGGCGGATCACGGCTGCACGGGTCTATCCCCACAATTTCGGCGGTCGGTTCGTGAGTCTCACGGTTCGAGGCACGAACGGCGCCACCTATTACGGCCGCGCGAGCTATGACCATGGATCGTGCGTGATGCTGCGAAAGGGCAAGGGATAGATCAATGGCGACCTGGCATCAACTTAAGGCCGAACAGCGCAACGGGCCGATCGATCTCCGTGGGGAAACCGGGTGGACCGTCGTGACCGATCCGCCGAATGGTTGCCGATCCAGTATGACCGGGTTTGCCTCACGCGAGGATGCACAAGCCTATGTCGATCGCTGTGAAGGATTCCGGCCGGGCGAATCGCGGCAGTGTTACATTCTCGCGCCGAAAGGAAAGGGTTAATCATCCATGAGTCCGAAAATCACGGCCGCGCCGCGCCCGTTTCTGTTGACGTTTCACGCGTCCGGCCATACGTACCCGTTAACCTCTGACGAGGCACAGCGACTACTGGACGAATACCCGGCCGTGCGCGCGTCGCGGAATTGCGTGGTACTCCCGGGACACAACACCGCGCGCGCGAGCGAACGCGCAACACTGCGGCCGGCCGCCCTCGGAGGTGGCGCCGCGTTTGTCATTGAAACGAGGACAGCATGAACAACATTGATCCGAAAACGAACGGCCATCGACGCCAGACGATCAACGATCTGTACAAACGGACGCGCGACGCGATCGATGCTACTTACTTGACGGGTGAGCGTCGGCCGAATGGCTCGCAAGTGACGCGCGACACGGACGAGGCGCGCGCCATTCGAGACTATGTCCGGAATCAGTCTTGGCTCGATAAGTTCGAGGACCTCGTGACGCGCGAAAAGATCCACGAACGCAAGCACCGCAAGTTCGCGCCGGCCGGATATCAGCATCAGCTCAGTGTTGAACACGCCGCGTTGATTATCCTGCTCGACAACATCGGCGACGGCGCGCGCCTGCCGGCCGCACCGAGTGCCTCGAGTGCCTTGATCCTGCGCGACACGGCCGCGGAAGCGATCGTCGTGGGTTGGTGCGCGCGCGACGCGTTGCGCGCGTCCCCTGGCCTGCTCGAGGACCTCGCGAAACTGGACTACGCCGCGGCCGTGAACCCGGAACGGGCCCAGCGATCGGCGTGAACGTCGGACAGGCGCCTCGAGCATGCGCGTTCGAGGCGCCGATCGGACACTCGCGTGACGCAAGACGTGAAGCGCTAGACGAAAGGAATCAGATCGATGCGATTTCTGCTCAACGACGCGCGCGATCGTCGTCAGCTCATTCACCGATAGATCAACCCTCGGGAGGTACACATGCACCCTGCGAGACTGAAGGACAACACCATGCCGATCACCCTCTGTACGACGTACGGCACCCATGAGGCGATACCCGGCGATCGACGCTGCGCGCGCTGCGCGGCCCTGGTCGACGCCGTCGACGTGGAGCAGCCCCCGCGCGCGGCGCGCCTGCTTACGATCGTCGACGTGGAGCGGCGGCTCCGCCTCTCGCAACGGACGATCTTCCGGCGTGTGAAGGACGGGACGATTCCCTGCCTGCGCATCGCCGGCGCGCTGCGCTTCCGCGAGGGCGACATCGCCGACGTGGAGCAGCAAGCGGAGGTGCGCCGTGAAGGCTGACGACTTCCGCACCCGCCACCGCGGGCCGTACCGCTATCTCGTGATCCGCCCCTCGAGCGGCAAGGCGCCGTGGCGCGGCGAGTGGCTCAGGGGTCAGGTCGACGCGGACGACGTGGAGCACGAGGCGCGGGCCCTCCTCGCCGATCCGCGTGACGCCGTGCGCGCGGTCCACGTGTGGAGCGTCCGCGAGGAGCAGTTCGTGATGACCTACGCTGCCCCGCCCGCGGACGGTCTGACCCTTGCAACGCCCGGTCTCGCGGAGGCGCCGTAAATGCCCGGCTGGCCTCGCAACCCCTGGACCGATGTGCTGCCCCCGAAACCGCCGCCGACGTGTCGCCTCGGGTGCGGGGGCTCCGTGAGCGACCGGCGCTACGCCTGTCAGGCCTGCGTCCGCGAACGGCGCACCTTGCTGGCGATCCAGCGGCAGCTCCGGCGGCCGGACGCGGTCCCGCCGACGTTTCGCGCCTATTTCGAGAGACGAGCCGTGAAGCAGGGCAAAGCTGATCCACGGGGATCGGAGGCGTCCCCCGCATGAGCGAGATCCGCCACCAAAAAGAGAAAGACGAAACCGATACGCGCCAGTCATCTCCGTGCCCTATCAGGACGACAGGATCTCCGCGTAAACCACAACCGAAAGGCTTCCGACAATGATTGAGATCCGCAAGAGCGAAACCGCTGACACGCGCACCTGTGATTTTACGAAGGTGGACCGCGCGACATTGCTCGCTAGTTCGATTCAGCACGTGGGCGACGTGCATCAGGCGCTCGGCTTCTTCTCAGCCGAGCTGCTCCGCGCCGCCACCGCACCATCACATGGTATCTATCCATTCGCTGGATGATACCGTATCGGTCCTTGTTCGGCGACAGTTGCAACCGAACCAACGCACCGACCCCACCCTCGCCCGGTGTCACTGCTGCGTCTCCTTCTCCAACTTGGATGGTGTGAGCTCCATGAGCTCCTTGAACTGTTCTCGTCGGGCCGGTGTCAGTCGCACCTTCCCAATACGGTCCCAGTTGAGCAGCGCCTTCGCCGCATCCTTCAGATTGTACAACGCGTTCTCCGGTCCTTTGTCCATCTCGTCTCCTACGCCACTTCGTTGAACTTCAAAACGTTGACTGACTGAACACCCTTGGTCATCCGCACGCCACTCTTCACTTGTTTCAGTGCGTCGGTCAAAATCTCTATCGCGCATTTCTGACAGAGATCGGCTGGGTTAACTTCACCATCGTTGTGATATCCATGATGATGCTCAATGACAACACGCAACCGACTCCATGGGTTGTCCCACTCTTTAGTAAGATCGGTTTGAATTGCAACTTGGTTGCCGTGGGTCCTAAGTTTCTTTCCGCACTTGTCACAGGAGTACTCCTCACGTTGTGTCATAGCCATGCTCCATCTCCTTCTTATGCTGCGTGTGGGTAGATCCGTTGCCACCGTGCTTGCATACCTTTCAAAACCCAGTGGAACGACTTGGCTCGCAATTTCTTTTCCTTGAGTGCCGGTACGATCTCCTCATCGACACTGTCACGTGTCATCAAATCGATATGCAAAATGGGAACCTTCTTCGTCATCAGCTCGGTGCGCTTCTCACACTGACTCCGAACTTCGTTCTCCCACATGTTCGAATAGTAAATGTCCGTATCCGCGGTGGACAGGTTCAACCCCATCATGCCGATCTTCTGTTGGATCACCAGTACCCGGTACTTCCCCTTCCGGAAACCTTTAATCAATGTGCGCCGCTTCACACGGTCGGTCGCACCCGTCATCTGGGCAGTTGGGATCTTTCGTTTGTTCAGATACTGTTCGATAGCGTTGATCTCTGACTTGAACCGTGCCCACACGACCACCTGCGCGGTCTTCGGCAGGTCTTCGCGCAAGATCGACACGAGCTCCTTCAACTTCGCATCGTTGATCAGTTCCTTTCCGTCCGGTGAGAGCAACTGTTCCATCATCTTCTGTTGTTTGGCTCGGCGCTTCTTTTCTTTCCGTTCGCGCTTGGCGACGTCCTTTCGAACCTCACGTGCGATCATCTCACACATGAAGCATAGGGGAAGGTGGTGCGCTACTTCCGGCGCCCTTGCGCTACTCGCAGCCGCGCTGAAGGCCTGACGACGGCATAGCTCTTGTACCGGACCCCCGTCATGTCCCTATCGCTGCGTCATCCGGTACTACGGGTCCAAGGCGCACATCGCCCAACACTACCCGCCGCCCGCGGCGGGGTCCCGAATCGTCGAGCCCTTCGCCGGCGGCGCCGCCTACGCCTGGCGGTACCACGATCATCCCGTCTGGCTGAATGACATCAATCCGGTGACGGCGGAGGTCTGGCGCTTCCTCACGAGCCCCGAGGCCCTCGCGGTCGTCGAACAGTCGCTCCCGAAGACCGTCGACGCCGGGCAGCGCATCTCGGCGATCCTCCCCTCGGATGTGCCCGAGGGGTTTCGGCTGCTCTGTCGCCTCGAGGCGCACCCCGGGACCGGCGGCCGGCGCTCGCTCGCCGACGTCGTGACGCCTTTTGGGGCGATCACCTGGAATGGGGGTCACGAGGTCTACGGGAAGGCCGATCGCTACACGCCGCCCTATCGGTTCTACCGCCGGCTCTGTTACGTGATCCCCCGCATTGCGCACTGGCGCATCACCGAGCAGGACTATCGGGATCTGCCGCAGACGGAACCCGAGGATACCGTGTATGTCGACCCGCCCTACGCGAACGCCGCCGGGCGCGTCTATGCGCACGGCGGCCTCGACTATGCCGCGCTCGCCGAGTGGTGCCGCGCGCGGCGCGGCACGGTGATCGTGTGCGAGCAGATCGGCGCGACCTGGCTTCCCTTCGCGCCTCTCCGGCCCACGCGCCGCGGTTGGAACGTCGCCACGCGCCGCTCGAACCTCGGCGAGGCGGTGTGGGTCCGCTGACGACGCCGCTCGCGCGTGATCCGGACGAGCCCCTGCTTGGCGAGCAGGCGGATCTGCCACTGGATGTGATTGTGGGGCCGGCGGCCGGAGACGATCCCGGTCGCCAGGGCGCGCGCTTGGATCGTCGTGATGTCGATCCGCGGCACGCTAGCGATCCACGCGTAGAGGGTAGCAAGGCGGCCCGTGAGCGAGGCGTCACTCGTCTTCCGGGCGGTCACGACGGTGCGACTGGACATGGCGGGGAGGGCGTGCTTCATGGCACGGCAGAGATCCAAGATCGGTGCCGAAGACGTTGCCCCTCGGACCCCTCACAATTGCAGGCCTTTTGAGCTGGACGGCATGTGATGTGCAGTTCGTTCCGCATCATTTCCATGCAGCCTCCACTGCAATTTACGACACCGGATACGGACTATTGGCCCGAGATTCCGGCGCACTGCGGGGAATCGAGCATCATCCTGAACGCTGAGACGACGGGCGTCGACTGGCGGACCGATCGCGTGATCGGGATCTCGTACTGGTACCCGGCGAGCGGGCGGCACGGCTATCTGTCCGTCCGGCACCCGGGGAGCCCGAACGTCGACGCGGGCGCGCTCGGCGCCTGGCTGCGCGACGTCCGCGGCATGCTCGTCGTCAACGCGAACACGCGGTTCGACCTCCACATGCTCCGCACCTCCGAGGGGGTGGACCTCACGACGCAGGGCAACATCTTCGGCGACGTCCAGCATCAGGCGGCGCTCCTCGACGACCAGCGCCGCACGCTGAAACTGGACGACCTCTCGCGGGACCTCCTCGAGTGGGACGTGACGCAGTCGCCCCTTGGTAAGTTGCCGGCCGGTATGCGGGACGAAGGCGAGTTCCAGCACGCGCCCGCGTCGGTCGTCGCGCCCTACGCGATCCGCAACGTCGAGCAGGTCGACCGGCTCGCGAAGCTGTTCTCGCCGCGCCTCAGCGCCGAGGACCTCGGCCGGGTCCTCGCTCTCGAGCAGGCGATCATCCCGGTCGTCGTCGAGATGGAAAAACACGGCCTCCCCCTCGACATGGACCTCCTCACGGCGTGGGAGGCGCAGACGCGGCAGCTCCTCGAGCGGCTGCAGTGGGCGCTCTATCGCGAGTGCGGGTTCGCGTGCAATCCCGACAGTGCGAAAGACATGACGCGCCTGTTCCACAGCGTGGGCGCGCCGATCAGTCGCACCGAGACCGGCGCCCCGAGCTTCACCGCGGAGATCGTCAAGGCCCAGGCCGACCAGCATACCGCGATCCGCCTCGCCTACCGCGTGGGGAAGCTGCAGGACCTGCGCAGCAAGTCATTCGTGAAGTATCTCGGGGACGCGGTGAACGGGCATCTGTACCCGAGCTTCAACCAGCTTCCGGTCGAGACGGACGGGACGGGCCTCAAAGGCACGCGCAGCGGCCGGTTCTCCTCGAGCAATCCGAACGGGCAGAACATCCTCGGGGCGGACAAATACGACCGCGAGTACGGCTGGCTGGCGGAGTATCTGCCCGAGCCGCTCTACACGCGGAAGCTGTTTCGGCCGAAGACGGGGTCCTGGCTCTGCGCCGACATGGCGCAGATCGAGTTCCGCCTGTTCGTCGACTACTCGGGGTCCGAGCGTCTGCTGCAGGCGTATCGCGACGATCCGACGACGAACTTTCACAAGTACGTGAAGACGCACATCATCGATCCGGTCAAGCCGAACCTGACGCACACCGAGGTGAAGGTCTTCAACTTCACCGGGATCTACGGAGGCGGCGTGGGCGCCGCCGCGCGCATCCTCAAGGTCCCGAATGAGGAGGCGCTGGAGCCCTACGAGGCGTATCACGAGGCGTTCCCCGAGGCGAAGACGCTGCTGCACCGCGCGCAGCGCGTCGCCGAGACGCGCGGCTACGTGAGGACGCGGCTGGGCCGGCGCACGCGGTTCCCAGGGCGCCCCGGGCAGCGCGAGCGCACGCACAAGGCGCTCAACGCCGTGATTCAGGGGACGGCTGCGGACCTGAACAAGCTCTACCTCCTCGAGCTATACAAGGAACGCCAGCGCCTCGGCCTGACGCTCCGCGCGACCGTCCACGACGAGGTCGACGGCGACCTTGACGGACCCCTCACGGCTGTGCAAGAATTGCTGAGTTCCCAACTGCTGCCGCTCCGCGTTCCGGTGCTCTGGGACGCGCACACCGCAGCCACCTGGCACGAGGCGAAATGACCGACCACGTCGACGCGCCGATCATCCTCGATGAGATGACGCACGTCACGCCCTCCCAATGGGAGTACTTCCGGACGCGGGCTGCAGACGTCCTGCAGCGGGCCTACCAACGCGAAGCCGCCGCGCGCGTCGAGCAGCGCGCCCGCTTCATCCAATCCTTGCTCGACAACTTCAAGCAGGACGTATGACCTATTTACCCGACATACGCTGGGTGTTCGTGGGGCTCGTCTGCCTGGCGTGCCTCGCGGGGGTCGTGACGATCTGGATCGGCGGGACGCGATGACCGAGTCGAAGGCGACCGCCGCCCTGCTCCGTCAGATCCGCGAGCGCTATGCGGGCAAGCCCATCTTCGTGCGGAAGATCGCGCAGCTTGTCGGCGCCGGCCTGCCCGACGTGCATCTCATCGTCCGTGGGGTCCCGATGGCGATCGAGTGCAAGGGTCCCGCGACGCCGATCACGGAGCTGCAGGCGAAGACGCTCCGCGACATCGACGCGGCCGGCGGACGCGCCTACGTGCTCCGTTTCACCGGCGAGGGTCCCGCGACGGCACACATGCTGTCACGGATCACACGCGCCGGCGAGATCCCCCTCGGCCAGACGCTCTTCACGCGGATCGATCAGATCCTCGAGCGCGATCCCTCGCAATGAGCGGCGACTTCGATCCCGTCGTCGCCGTCCAGCGCGCCTCGCGACGCGCCGGCCTGAAGTTCAAGCTGCAGGGTCCGCAGCGCCGCCGCACGACCGGCCCCTCGCGCCAGCAGACGCACGCCAAGCTGACATGGGCCCAGGTGCACGAGATTCGACGCTGGACGCGGTGCGAGGGCTTCGGGCTCCCGCTCTGCGATCAGATCACGCGGCTCCGGACGATCTATCCGGTCGCGCATGTGACGCTGCGTGAAATCCTCCAAAACCGCGCGTGGGTGGACCTGGCCTACGAGCCAGGCACGCCGGACCCGGACTTTTGGGCGGCGCAGTCCACGACGGCATCCGTCTTGCTGCTCACGTTACGACGTGGGGTCACGAGATAATGAGACATGGGCGACTTCCGGGTGGGCTGTCCGCACTGCGGACGTGAGTATCGTGGGGCGTCGACGACGGATGTGGACGCGTGGCTGAATCATCATCTCAGCCTGCACACAGCGCGCCTGGTGAATCCGACGCGGATGCGGCTGACCGTGCCCGATCTGATCATGCTGAAGGAAGCGGCCATCCTCCCGCCGGCCGAGTGGTTGCCCCGATGACGATTACGCCGCTGCAGCATCGACGGCTCGTGCACTACGTCGCGCGGTTCGTCCCACGGCAGGACGCCGAGGACCTCGTGCAGGACGCCTACGTGAAAATGTTGACGACCACGCACGGGTTCGAGGGGCGGAACGGCTGCGCCGAGGAAAGCTGGCTGTTCACGGTCTGCCGGAACACGGCGATCAGCGCGCTGCGCAAGGCGCGGCTCGAGGTCGCGGAGGCGCAGGACGCCCCGATCCCCGCCACCCAGGAGGATCTGATCTACGTGCGGGAGGTCCTCGAGGCGGCCGACGCGCTCGTGCCGAAGTTCTCGGCGGCACTCGACGCGGTCGTGGTGCACGGACATACCGACGCGCCGGCCTCCCTCGGGATTCTCGAGGGGACGTTCAAGTCGCGCCTGCATCGCGCGCGACACGCGCTGCGCGAGGAGATGGCGTGACTGAGTGGTCCGTCAGCTATCCGATCGAACATCCGGTCAGTTCCGTGACGCCGGCGCTCCTCCGGTCGCTCCCGCCGACGACGTGGTTCATCGAGACGGGGACGAACGTGGGTTCAGGGGTCCAGGCGGCGCTCGACGCGGGGATCTACAAGGGCATCCTCTCGATCGAGGCCGACGAGCGACGCTACGCGGCGGTCGTCAGACGGTTCGCGACCGAGCGCACAGTCTCGCTCGCCCGCGGCGATTCGGCGCTGCGCCTCGCGCAGATCGCCCGCTGGCTGTCGACGCCGGCGACGATCTATCTCGACGCGCACGCGGTCGGCTACAACCCGCTCCTCGAGGAGCTGGACGCCATTGCGACGTCGGCATGCAAGACGCACACAATCCTGATCGACGACGTGCGGATGATCGGCACGCCCGACTGGCTGCACATTTCCGCAGACGACATCTTCGGTCGCCTGCGCCGGATCAATCCGGCCTATCGCTACCGCTACGCGGACACCGTGAACGCGCCGCACGACTTACTCATTGCCGAGGTGTTATGACGGACGACCTTCTGTTGAACAAGAAACCCCGGGGCTTCCAAACGCTGACGCCTGAGCGCCGGCGCGAGATCGCGATCCGCGGCGGCAAGGCCGCGCACGCACGCGGCGTCGCGCATCAGTGGACGAGCGCCGAGGCGAGCGCGGCCGGCCGGCTCGGCGGAATCGCCCGCGCGCGGAAGCAGGGACGCCTCGCCGATGGCAACTCCGCGTAACGGCCTCCCGTATTGCTGGTCGAGCTGGCTGACAGCGTTCATGGCCGGCGAGCGGCACTGCTGGTACGCCCCCTGGTTCCAAGCGCGCCACTCGCACATTCAAGATCCGCGGCCTCGTTCGACGGACCTCTCGCAGTGGACCGCCGAGCACGGCCTGATGGTGCAGCAGCGCGCCGACCAGCTCCGGGCTGAGGGCTGGGAGGTCTACCTCGAGGATCAGAACAGCTTCAAGCTGAAAGGCAAGCAGGCGATCCTCTCGGGGAAGATCGACATTCTTGCCATCGCGCCCGACCGGAGTCGGGCGCTGGTCATCGACTGTAAGACGGGGTCCGAGAAGGACGCCGACCTCGAGCAGGTCGTGATCTACTGCTACGCGGCGCCGAAGTTCCATCCCGCGATACGCTGCACGCCGGGCCTGATCGTGACGGGTGAGGTCCAGTATCGCACGCAGACGAAGCCGATCGTCCCGCCGCCGCCCGCGTATGTCCGGCTGTTCGATGCCATGGCGCGCATCGTGGGCCCCGAGCCACCGAAAGCGCCGTCGTTCGCCGAGTGTCGGTTCTGTAAACTGTCGAAAGCGGACTGCGCCGATCGTGTCGACGAGGACATGCAGCCGCAGACCGAGGTCCAGGAGTTTTAGCCATGATTGATCCCCGTATCGCCCTCGTCCTCCTCGCGATCTACGGCGCTATCTGGGGCGTCGGGAAGGTCGTCCACAAGGTCGAGGTCCTCAAACACAAGGTCGACACGGCCGTCGTGAAGGTCGTCAAGGCTGTGGCGCACCACCTGTGAAGACGCTCCACACCGAAGGCTGTTCGGCGCTGCAGGGCGCGCTCGTGGTGCCCGGCTGCTGCACCTGTGGCGGCGTGGTCGTGATTACCCGGCAGGAGGCCCTCGAGCGGCATCCGCCGGCGAAGTCGCCGGCCGAACGGCTACGCACGGCGCTCCAGGGGGTCGAATGAAGGACAGCCGCCGGAAGAACGTGCAATGGAGGATCTTCAACACGGAGACGGGCGAGTGCTGGTCCCCGGGGCAGTATGGCTACACGGCGCTCGCCGTCCTCATGGACATTCGCGACGAGCTGCAAACGCTCAATCGCCTGCTGCACTGCCCGAACTTCACGCAGATTCCTACGGTCCTGCGATCCATTCGCCGCAACACGGCAAAGCCACGGAAGGTTAAATGATTCCCCTCTCCTATAGGCTGCTCGCTCTTGCGGGCCGTCGCCTCGTGTGCAAGGTTCGGGAGCACGACTTCCAATCACTCGGCGAGCACGGCGCCCGACGCCTCACGATCCGCTGCACCCGCTGTGGCGAGACACGTGTGCTCGGCTGGGCCCGGCATCAGGGCCAGCGCGAGCGTGTCCGCCGGATGAACCAGATCCTGAAAGGACAGATCGAGCCGGCGCCTGGCGAACGGGCGAAGCTCCTCGTCGCCGTGCGGGCGGCGCAGCGCAAGGCCAGGAGGGACGACGAGGTCTCGATCACCTATGAAGACTAAGTTCGTCGTCTCGCTCGTCTACGACGTCAAGGTCGTCGTGAAAGCGGCGACCGCCGAGGAGGC